GAATTCAGTTACTCCGCAACCGTTTCGCCTTATTGGCAATGGAAGCAGCGGAGAAATCAGTACAGGCACCTATTGTACTTCCACAAGATGTACAAGAATTACAGTTGGGTGGAGATGCGGTTATCCGCACCGCCAACCCAGCAGGTGTTCGTCGTGTAGAACTTACACTACCACAAGGCGCATTTACAGAACAGACATTACTTAACCAAGAACTTAGAGTTGGTGCTCGTTATCCAGAGGGACGTACTGGTAACATTGATGCATCTATCGTTACTGGTCAAGGTGTACAGGCTCTTATGGGAGCATTTGATACACAGGTCAAGTCAGCCCAAGCAATCTTTGCTGCAGCACTTCGTGATGTAATTAGCATCTGTTTTGAAATTGATGAAACAATCTACCCAGAAGAGAAAACAATTCGTGGTGTAGACTCTGGTTCACCATATGAAATTACATACAAGCCAACTAAAGATATCAAGCAGGATTATTCTGCTGATGTTCGTTATGGAATGCTTGCTGGTCTTAACCCAGCCCAAGGTCTTATTTTTATGTTGCAGGCTCTTGGAGGTAAGTTAATCTCTAAAGATATGGCTATGCGTGAGTTGCCATTTACAGTTAACGTTACACAAGAACTTGAAAAGATTGAAATCGAAGATATGCGTACAGCATTACTCGGTGGTATTACAGCAATGGCTCAGGCCATTCCAGCGATGGCAACACAGGGACAAGACCCATCTGACATGGTAAACAAAATTGCTGCGGTAATCAAGGCTCGCCAAAAGGGACAAGCATTAGAAGATGCTATTGAGGCTACCTTTGCACCGCAACAACAGGTCCCTCCTGCTGGCGCTTCTAATCCTATGGTTGAGCAAACGTCCCCTGCTCCCTCTGGTGCCCCAGTAGGAGGCTCTCCTTCTCCTGAGCAAGCCGCACCAATGGCTGCTCCAACTCCACCACCAGATGTACAAACAATTCTTTCAAGTTTAACAGCAGGCGGAAAAGCAGGCGGAAGAGTAGTAACTAGAAGTTAATTAGGTAGGGGACAATGACAACAATTATTGGTTTAGAGTACAAGGACCGCTGTTTCATAGTTGCCGATAGTCAAACAACTGATGAGGGTGGGCGTATTTACACGCATCCTGAAGTTGAAAAGATTAGTGCCAATGGTTCATTTTTAATTGCAGGCTCTGGTGAAACATTACCTTGCGATATAGCACAACATCTTTGGGAATCACCTGTCCCTACAAAGCAAGACAGACAAGACCTTTATCGTTTTATGATTAAAAAAGCAATGCCATCTCTACGCAAGTGTATGACAGAGAATGGTTACAACTTTGATGAAGATAGTAAAGAAACTCGCTTTCAGTTTATTATTGCTGTTGGTGGAGAAATATTTGATGTTGACCAAGAATTATCTATAAGCAAATCTGCAGATGGTGTTTACGCCGCAGGTTCTGGAGCACCATATGCTTTGGGTGCTATACACGCAGGAGCAGATGCTTACGAAGCAATGGAAATAGCATCTAAACTTACAGCATTTACTGCTGGTCCATATATATCAAAAGAACAACCTAGAAGAATTAAGTAGGAGGAACTATGGCTGAGAATCGTGGCGGTATGCGCCCTACAGCACCACAGAATAATCCAGCAAATGTTTCTGCTACAGGCGGAGCGGGACAATCTGGTAAGCAACCAACTCGTTACATTTCAGGAATGCCATATGGACAAGGACAACAATTAATGGAACAGCAAAAAAGTGCTCCAATGTCAGCGCCCGTAACACAAGGTGGAGCAATGGGTAACCCTATGTCAACGGGACCTATGAAACAACTTAGAACATTATTAGATGATACAACCAATCCACTAGAGCCACAAAGCACTGGTATAGATTTTGGTAGAGGTGCTGGTAGTAGCGCAATGCCTCAAAATTTAGTTTCAGATAGTAGACCACTTGAGAACCAAGCAATAGTTAAAAAATATTTACCAGCATTTGCTAATGCGGCTAAATCAAAAGATGCTCCAGATTCATTTAAAGCACTTGTTAACTATCTAGTAGGTAAGATAAATGCTTGAATGGCAACCTGGAAGTTTGTACGATAATATAGATAAATTTGCTACTTCCTTGGGATATGAAAACGCTGGTATAGCAATTACTCTTGGAATGATTCCTTGGGAATCAGTAGATGATAGAGACGCTTTTATAGAAACAATTACTGGAGACACACCTAAAGGTGGAAACTTTACAAATTACAACTCACAATATTAGGAGGCAATAATGTCACTTTGGAATGACTTCCTTGACAGTATTGCAAAACCTGTAGGTCGAACAGTTGCCGAAGGTGTAAAACAATGGGCTAATACTATCACTGGTAATATTGGAAGCCCTAGCCAAGCAATTGGTAATATTGTAATTCCTGCAGCAGTTGAAATAGGAACCTCTAAACAACTTAGTGCATTAGGTCTTCAGGAAAGTGCACAACAAGCAATTAAAGAGAATCTTAAGTATTCAGTTAGAGAACAAGCAGCAAGTAATGATATTGTTCTAAAGGCTGGCGTAGCACTTCATGATGAAGTAATTTCTCCGTACATAACAAGGCCTATATCAACAGCGGCATTGTTAACCGACCCAGAGTCTCCATTATACCAACCAGGAGAATTTGAAAAAGGGTTTCAACTTACAGATTTAAAGCGTGCTTATAATCGTTCAGAAAAAGTAAGTCTTGGACAAGCACTTACTAAATCAGATTTAAACCTTATAAAGCCAATTTCAGATATTGTACTTAAAGCAGGTGGAATTAATATTGACCAGGTTGACCTCTGGGATGATAATGATATTCAAGCAGCCTTTAAAGATAATATTGTTGGTAAGTATTTTACTGGCACTACCGACTTCATAGTTGGAAACGTTGCCGTAGGTGGCGCTTTTGGTGCTGCTTCTAGGGCTAGCAAACTTGCTGCAAGAGGTGCTGGATTAAGCACTAAGGGTAGAGCAATAACCGAATTTGAAATAGACATTAATGATGGAATAGCATTTGAGCAAAAATTAAATGGTGGCCGTCAAACTGTTAGCGGAGACTTAGTAGTAAGACTTGCAGATAGTACTGATGCAAATTATGTAACAACTACTTTAGGCAAATTTACTAATAATGAGAATTTACTAGGTCCAGTACTCAGGGCAAAGGACCCAGCAACAGTAAGAGATTTAATCCTTGCTGATAAAGGATACTTGCCAGCATTAGATAGATTATCTAAAAACGCTCCAGCAGATTTATTTGAAGTTGCTGATGTAAATACATATGTTCGCAATCACTATGTTGAAACTGGAAAACTACCAGAATTTAATGAGGCTGGCTGGCAGCGCATGAATGCTGCATTTGATGATGCTATTAATCGTGTCCCAGAGTATAGACAAATTAAAGATGCTTTACTTGACCCCGAGTACGGCATATCACTTAAGATGGGTAAAGACTATTTTCCTGTTGAGCCTAAGTTTGCTTTAGGCAAAACTGCCGCAATTAAAGTTGGAGAGATACAACAAAGAATTTTAGGTGGTTCCATAAATGGTCCACTTACAAGAATTATTCACTTTGCTGGAACGCAGTTGCCTTTAGGACACGTAACCTACTCTGGTCTTCGCCCACTAGATGGCGTAAAAGAGTTAAATGCTTTTTTTGACAATATAGATGTTTTAAAAAATATTAAAACCCTTAAAGGGCAAGATAATATTATTAAAATAGCACCCAATAAAACAATGACTGTTCAGGAATTTCGTAATAAAGTTGTATCTGATTTTGTCAACGCAAAAGATGATATCGGAAGAAACAATATATTAGATGCTCTTGATGACCAACTTGGTGTAATCATTGCTGCTAAACATGACTTTTATGATGTTCAGAAAATTAAAGAATTTACACAGGCTGTTAAAAACCACATATTCGGAACCGTATCCTCTATAGGAAAAACTGGTTATGGTATGGACGCCCAAGGTATGAAGATTCTTACAACTCCTCAAACCCAACGCCAATTAGTTGAATCCCGCAAAATGGTTCCTTGGAATATTGTTGAGCAAGAAATTAATAAGGTGCTTGAAAATAGTAAAACAGAAATTGGCACTATAAATACTGCTAATGCTGTAAAAACAATTTTTGAGTTAACTAACAAATACTGGTCTGTTGATGTATTGGCTCGTCCAAACTACATACCAAAGAACAGCCTTTTTGAACCTTCTTTAAGTGCAGTTATGGCACATGGTTCAGCGGTTGCTATTGATGGCATTCCTAGTATGACTAAGAACTTTTTGCTTAATAATAAAAATAGAGCAATGGGTAAAATTTCTGCTCGTTATAATAAAAAAGAAATTTCTGCTATTAACAAAACTGTTGAAGATTTAACAAAACAATTAGACTCC